GTCTCGCGTTCACCTGTTATTGGAGATATGGCAAAAGATTCCTTACATATTTGCAGGTTTAACAGATGTATCTATTGTACTATGCTCTATCCTTTGCTGCCTTAAATACATCTCATGCCCTTTCGCTATGATGTAAGCGACCGAACCACGGGCAACACCGCACGCCTTGGCCACATCGTCGAGGCTAAGGTTACGCTCGCGCAAGTCGTAGGCCTTGCGACACACGTCGGCATCCTGGGCGGTTGCAGTGATCTCGTAGTCCTCCTCCTCCTCGAGCACCAAGATGGGCGTGCCTATGGCACTGAGCTTGACGCTGCGAGGGTAGGACATCCATCCACGCTTGATCGCCAGGGCAACCAGGTTGGGGGCTTCGTGTAGGAGTTTAACTCGGTCGAGGTCGTAGGGTATTTTCATTGTTAGAAGCTGGGCGATGGGTCGGTGAACCGGCAGAACTGGCCTTCATACCAAAGGGGAACGAGGCCGCACTCGCCGTCGCGTTGTTTGGCGACAGCGATGATGGCCTCGCCGTTGGCTTGATTGCGCTCCCGGTTGAGCAGCAGCACCAGGTCGGCGTCACGTTCTATCTGACCAGAGTCGGCCAAGTCGGTGAGGCGAGGCACCCGGCCCTTGTCCTTCTCGTTCTCTCGGTTGAGCTGGGCTAAGGCGACCACCGCGGTCTTGGTGTCGGAAGCAATGGCCTTGAGTCGACCGGAGACCTCGGCGATCTCATAGGTCTTCTTTTCGGCCGCCTTGCTCCCGTGGATCTTCTGGAGGTAGTCGATTAGGACGAGTTTGACGCCCCATTTACGGACAGCCCGGCGGATCACCGCGGTGATGGTGGCGATGCCGGACACACCGGAACCGGACACGAAGTAGATCGGGCTTCCGGCCACCTTAGCGGAGGCACTGGCCATTGCCTTCATTCCGCCTTCATCGAGGTCGCCGGTCTTGATGTCCTGCATCGGAATAGATCCTACGGTAGAGACCATACGTCGCACGATAGACTCGTCGGACATTTCCAACGAGATAAACAGGGTCGGCACCCGGTGCTCGATGGCTGCTGCCCGGGCTATTGCAATGGCGATGGCGGTCTTTCCGATGCTTGGCCTGGCCGCAATGATGGCCAGCTCGCCGAACTGGAAGCCGTCGGTCATTGCGTCGAGGCGCCGGAAGCCGGAGGTAATGCCGGACAGGTGTCCCTTCCTGGCGAATCGCTCCTGGGTAGAGTCGATAAACCGACTCACTACCGACTTGCAGGGTTGCACCTCTTCCTTGGATGCCTCGACGGTGAGCCCTGCTTCGGCATTAGCGACGATTTGATCCACAGACAGGGTGGAGACAGCCGAATCGCGAATAAGACGGTCACCGGCGAATCTTAACTGCCGGCGGTGATGGGCCTCGAGGACAGCCTTGGAGAACTCGGGATGGTTGGACGGGCTGGCGCAGATCTCGTCGCAGCGGTTCAGCACATCGAAAGGCACCGGAGTCCCAGGCATCGAGCGTTTCCATTCCTTGACCAGGCTCTGGAGGTTGACCGGCTCGGTCTTGGCGACCAGGCCTTTGGTCACCTCGTAGATCTGGCGCAGGCTGTCGTTCTGGATAGCCTCGGTGGTGATCCTGGAGAACACCTCGTAGCAGACATCCGAGCCACCGGATAGACAGGCGCCCAGGAGGCCGAACTCGTCGTCCTCGGCAAAGTAGGGGTCGCTCATAGGTAGTTGCGAAAATCGTTGGCGTCTGTGGGGTCGATCTCCGGCTTTCCTGCCTGGGCACCAAACAAACCAGCTTCGCCTTTAGCACGGTCGATCTCTGTGTTCCAGTTGTTCAGCAATGTGATAATGTCTCGGCGCTTGTACTTGCTGTTGCCGAGGTAGAATTGCTCCAAGATATCGAGTTCTTCCGCGGTGAAACCGGAGTCAAAGGCTTCCTTGAGCAGTTTGATCTCTTTGTCCTTCCACCGCGTCTCAGGCCTACGCTTGAACCAAAAGCAGATACGGATACGAAAGGCATCCAGTTCAACGGAAAGCTCTGACGCGTGTTTCTGCGGAACTCCTTCCTTTCCTTGTTCCCTTCCCTTCCCTTCCTTATAGCACGCGTCGTCATCGCGTGGCTCACGCGTGACTGACGCGTCGATTTCCTCGTAAATAGCCTCATTTTCGAGGTGATCCGGCAGAATTGAGGCTCGCTCCTTGTTGTTGATCACTTGGTGTTTTAGGAAGCTCGGAATGCATCCAAACCACTCGTCACCAACGCGATACTTGAGAACGAAACCACGCGTGGTTAACGCGTCGAGCACGCGTGAAAAGTCGACCCCATCGTATGGTAGAACCTGCACACCGATGCGCCTAGGTTCCCACTTGAAACGGCCTTCCCGGTCAGCAATGCACCACAGGCCAGCAAAGGCCACACGGAGCGGCAGCTTGGTTTCCAACTCTGCCTCAAACAGTCCTTCATGGTGGAAGAACTCCGGTTTTATTGAGCGGATTCTCATTGGTCGGAAGTTCTTTGTTGCGCAATTTTGGCGACCTGTTTTGAAAGATCAGACAGCCATTTCTCAGTCATTATCCCGAGCTCGGCCGCATCTTTCAAAATATGCAATGCCTCAAATGGAGGGAAACCAGCATCCGAAGCAGCCTTTTCGACCTCGAACAAAACACCTCTGTCGTGATCTATTTCATGCTGATTCATTTGAATCTGTCGTTTGATCTCGTAACAAGCTGACAGCTCCCAAGAGGTGGAGAAACTCGGGAACGATTGCGTGTCCTCGTGACACTCAAAGTGGCATTTTCGGCACATCGTTGCCATTGATCCCCCTGGGTATTCCCAAGGCATTCTTCCCGAAACGTAGTAAAAGTGGTGAACCGTTAGTGTGTTGGTTTCGGACGAGCACTTTACGCACTGAAAGCCGTCTCTGGACATGATTTCCAGGCGCTTCTTCTGCCACTGCGGATGTTGGAGTTTTTCGGAGTAGGTCATAATTCAAACAGAAAACCCCGTCACGCACCGTGGTAGGAACTCGCGGAGAAACGGCGCGACGTTGCACGGTACGGACGGGGAAAATTTGGTTGAACATGGTTTCTCTTGTGGTGCCTGCGCTCGCTTCCTACGGCTCACGCTGACGGGCTCTCTGTATCTACTCTCCTGGTCGATGTCCAGCCGTTAGTATGCCGGCATCAGCACATCAGCCACCGCCTGGGTTAGCTTCACATCCTGGATGCAGTAGCTGATGGCCGCCTGCCGGTCGGTGTTCCACAGCAGGCTAAAGTCGGCGCCGCTGCCTGACTTCTCACCGAGTCCCAGGTGGCGACTGATGGAGGCGAGGCTTCCATGGGCCCGGTTGTCACCGAGCTGCCACACCTCCCGGAGGTCGACCACCAGCTCCGACCAGTAGCGGCCGTTCCTTAGCCAGTAGGGCGGCATGATTTTGTGGCGCCAGGACCGCTTGATCAGAAAAGGCAGGTCGAAGGCCTTGATGTTGAAGCCGATAAGCTGTGGCTGGCGCTCGTAGTAATTGAGCAGCGCCCACCATTGTCGCAGCAGGTGGGCCTCGCCGTCGGCATCGGCGCACAGGATGTTTTGCTCCTGATGATCGACCCGATAGCCGATGCACAGCACCTGGCCCGACAAGGCATCCAGAGCGGCGTTGCGGATGTAGTCGTTTGTGTGGTTGGCCTCAGCGGCCTGGAGCTTGTCCGCGATCTTGTCGGGATCCTTAAGGTTACCCATCTTCACGTCGGCCGGGTTGAAGGGCGGGATGTTGAGCTGCTCGAGCGGTAGAGGCCCGGTCTCAATGTCAAAGTAGATGTTAGGGTTGGCTGGCATTTGTCAGAGTTGTTGAGAGTTGTTGCGCGTTTGTCAACCGATGCGCGCCCCCGGCACTACGAGTCCCCGACAGCAACAGGCTGCCGGAAGGTGGTCAGATCTTTTTGCCGCAATGTGGGCAAACGAGGAAGTTAATGGGCTCCCGGGTTGTCGGTACTTCGAGCCATTCACAGATCTCGAAGTAGCTTACCCAACCGAATCCGCGAACAGCTCCTGGTCGAAGGTGGCCGGTGTTGTAGAGCTGCAAGGCTTCCTCGCGGCTCTTGACGCACAGCCTTTCGAGGGTGTTGAACGTCCTGACCGTAAACGGGAATCCCCATTGGCGCAGGATCTCCTCATGCATCTCGGCCGACTGCTCGATCTGTTTAATGCGCTGGCGAGACAGGCTAAAATGTTTTCCGATCTCCTCGAGGGTCTTGCCTTCGGAGCGCATTCGAACCACCTCGGGCACTTTGTCGACCAGTTTGACGTAGGGCTTCCTGGGTTTCATCTTAGAATGGAATGTCTGAATCGGCGGGATCTTCCTGGGCGTTGATCTCATCGATGCGCTTGGTCACCGCGGCGATGAGCTGGATGTCCTCCTGGGTCTTGCCCGGGCTAATCTTGGCCTTGGGCAGCCAGTGATCCGCCAGGCCTCGCACAGCGTCGTCGGTCAGCTCGGAGATCGGCACGCCCTTGAACTTGCCGACGTGCACTTTCACATCCGAGATCTTGACCGGCGCCGCGGTAGCCGGCACCACCGTCTTCACCTGGTCGTCATCCTTGGGCGGCCTGTCTTCCATGCGGATCCACAGGCCCGAGGGCTTGAGCGGCTCGCCGTTCTTGTGAGCCATGATCAATTTGATGTTCGAGAACGTCTTGGTGCCGTCTTGGCTCTGCTCATGGACGATCACCACGGTGGCTGGTCGGCCGATGAGGCTGTCCAGGTCGAGGCTGGTGGTCTCCTCGGCGGTAAGGGCCCGACCGTGCCAATCTCGGAGGAACTTGGTCAGGCCGGCCTTCTCATGCAGGCTGGCAGTCATCGGCGCCGTCATCACCACCCAGGGCTGCACCGGGGTTCGAGACTTGTCCAGGAGATCGATCTCGAACGCGATCTTGAACTTCTGCTTGGTGCCGTACTCGGTCTCGTAGGCCTTGAGCGGTGTGATGTCGACGCACACCGCGCGGCCGGTGTACTCGGGGCACGGCGTGAAGGTGCCGCCTGTTTGTTTCGTTGATACTGTGATACCCATGTTGTTGCTGTGTTGTGTTGTTGTTCTTGTTTACTTGGAGGATTGCTTTTCAACCTCCGAAAGCTGTTTTGCCATGCGGTCATACTGCGACCAGTACTCAGGCCAGGCCGCCTTGATCTTCGCCAGATTCTCTGGGTCTGCCACGAGCGCCGCGGCGCCCAATTTGCGCACGAATGATCCGCCATATTCGATCATCGTGAAGGCTACGTCGAAGTCTCTCATTGCAGGATGAAGTCAAAGTTGGTTTTCCAAGATTCGCCGAGGCGGTTGTAGGTGTCGTGCTTGATCTTCCAGAGTTTAGGATTGCGAGTCGTACCGGTGTGCCGGCACCGGATTCTGACATCGATGTCCTGGATGGCGACGTTCCGCAGCCGGTGGTCGGCAGGCAGGTCGTGAAGGTATTGTGCGCTCATTTCAACAAGTCCTTAATGTATTGCGTTCGTTGCCGGGTCGATGCTGTGAGGATGTTCTCAAGGCAGACGTGAGGGTTTACCGTCGAGACGTGCTTCCACTCTGGTCTGTTATCGACCCGTCGCGCTGTGTCTAGACTTTCCACTCGGATGGCTCCGTTGGTTTTGTGGACGTAGATGAAGGCGAAGCTGTCTTTCATTTGGCCTCCGTATTACGCCACAACAGCAGATCCGCTCGCATGGCGTCGTTCTCCTGCTCCAGTTGTTTCACCCGATCCTCCAGCTTGCGGACATCGAGAGCGATTGCGCGGAGTTGGCGGCGGTCGTTGTAATCGGCAAAAGCCGGCAGGTCCAAGATTCGTTGTTCTACGCTCACAGCTTGGCCTCCTTGGTTTTAATCCAGTTTGATTGCTCCGTAAGTTTTCGAGCAGCGGCTGTTGGTGAATCCCAGCGTGATGGATTGGAGTTTTCGCATAGCGCATCGCCCGCCTCTTCCAGCCGCTTGATGCGGTCTTTTAAGTCAATGATTTCTTGGCTTTGGACAGCGTTCAAGACGTTGCATTTTACAATATGAATGTCGGTGTCGCTCATTTGACGCCCTCCGCAATAAGAGCGTGCTCCAACAGAAGCACCGCATCTGCCGTCTTTAGAGTGATGTGGAGTGAAGGCTGCCGTTGCTGCGCCAAGCCCTTTAGATGGCCCTTCCAGCGCGTTCCATGGGTCTTGCTGGTGCCTGCACCCAAAGTCTTCTGCCAGCGCTGTGGTGTCACCTCGATGCACCTGGTGTTCATGGAAGCAATGAGGCCATGCAGGAAGCCGACATTGCGACCGAATTGGAACATGGCGCTGCCGGGCGCTCCCTTGCCTCCGATGTAGCCGCCGACCTTCTCGATGTAGCAGACATCCGACTGGGACAGGAAGTTGACCAGGACATCTCGGATGTCCCTGTCGGTCGTCGGCATGGGCTCCAGGGTGACCCGGTTGCCGGCGTAGTGCGCCAGGCCGCCGGACATCCCTGGGTCTATTGCCAAGATCCGTTTCACTTGGCGGCCTTCTTTAGCCAGGCCTGAATGGCATGGTCGGCCACCGCCTGGATCTTGAGGCCGTTGGCGAGGCAGTAGGCTCGCAGTTTTTGGTGGGTGGTTGGTGTCACGTTGATGGTTTTGGGCTTGGTCATTTCAGATTGCGTTGAACTTTAAGCCAGTAGGCCTGGGTTGCCGTCTTCTTCTTGTGTCCCTGGGGCCCTGCATTCCAGATCCGGGCCTGCTCCTCGGTGCTCTTGCCCTTGCCGTAGTGGGTCAGGTAGGCCTGGCAGACTGCTCGGGCCTGCACCCGGTTGGTCATGTCCTGGTGCCGGTAATGGCTGCCGGTGATCCGGTTGACGTCCAGGACAACGGCCTTGTGAATCTGGAGGCATCCAATGGCTCGGCCTTGGTCACCGATGGCCAGGTCGTTATTGCTGCTTTCTACGATCATCAGGGCTGAGATTAAGCTGTTGAGGTTCATTGCTGTGCATTGCTGTGGTGTTGCTGTGGTTTGCGCGTTGGCCAGTCGCGCCCCTGGTTGGGTGGTATTCGCCCCACCCGGGCGTAAATTGAATTAGTTCCAATCGGGATGGTTGCTGGTCACAAGAGCCACCCGATCCCATCCGCGGCAGAGTGCAATGTGACCGCCACCAATGTGAACGTAAGCCGAGTTAACTGCATTTCGCAGAATCTGAGCGGCTTGTTGGCGGGTCAATTCGCCAAGGTCTGCACCAGTTTTTAAAAGAACGATTGCAGTGCGCTCTTCTGTGGTGGGGGTGTTTTCGTATCGGACGGTGATCTTGCTCATGTTTTGCTTTGGTTTGCTGTTTTTGTTGCCTTCGACGTGATCAAGATGAACGATGCCCAGCCTTCCGTCTACAGAGAAAACTGTTTTTCTGTAGATTGTGAGTAAAACCCAATGTTTGCAGGGGTCAAACAGGGGTCAAATCCTTCGCAGGTCGACGTAACTCAGGCTCATAAATGTCTGAGCGTTGATCGTTGCGTCGAAGTAGGAGATGACCCTTTGGGTCTCTCGTTGCGAGTAGCTGTGGTAATTTTTCATACGGGTCGCAACCACCGCTGGAAACTCAGTCGGCTGGCCGTTTTCCGTATCCCAGTTGCCCGACGTGAAGCCAAACTTCCGGCACCATGTCTGCAAGTTTTGGGGCGGTACGAAGAAATACTCGGTCGAGAAGCTGTCCTCGCCGCGGAAGCATTGGACGCCCTGGCCGCTCAGTAGATCGTAGCCGGCCGCGTCGAGATACCAGGCATCGAGGTCGAAGTCGGGCTCGTAGCCTGTGCCAAAGAATCCAGGTAGGCCAGGGGCGAAGTTCTGGGTGCAAAGGCAGATCGACTCGGTCCAAGAATCGAGGCGCCATTGCAGCAGGTTCCACAACCAGGCGCTCTTCGGGATCTTGTGGAAGAATGGGCCGCAGCCTGGGCCGCCGTTTAAAAGGCCTTTTGCAAAATACGGTATCGCGAAAATGTAGGTGTTACTTTGCCAGTCAAACTTGATCGAGGTCAGATAATCAGCGTTTGAATTGACCGCAGAAGCCATTGAAAGCGGAACTGTCGAAGCAAACCGGGCATTTCGTTGATCTCGGAAGACATCGTCGATAGCCACCTGAACCAGGGTGACAAATGAGGAATTTGGCCCGTCGGGCTTGATGGCGAACTTCGGCGTTTTGTTTGGACTGCCTAGGATCCGAACCGAGGCATCCACACCGTTAGGCCCTCCCCATTTGTTGACCCAGAAGTCGGCCTCGAAACCATTGCTTGATTGATAGTCAGGGTCACCAGTACTGGCTCGCATCAGCTCGTTGTCGTAGTTGCCGGAGCTGAATCCCCAAGGCCCTCCTGGTGGGATGTAGGCCGCATTGATGGCCCCTTGCAACATTGTCGTAGAGGTTGGAATCGAGTCCCCAATCTTGGTGGGGAACATATTCTGCCACGGTATCCCAGGAGATGTTGCTGCTGCATTTCTCGATGGAGCGATCAAAGATGTCTTTGTTCTTGAAGAGAAATAGAAGTCTGTCCATGGACCGACGCCATAGCCCGGGTTGTGGCTCTTGACGTAAAGTTGTAATTGTGAGGCGTAGGCCTCGAAATTAATCAGAATATTGCCGTCGATGCCTATCGGGCTTCCAACGCTACAGGCCAGCCCCTGAGGCGTCAGCCTGAGTAGGCCGACCCGGTCCTCGGTAATGTCGTGAACGTCTTCGTAGTCGTTAATAAATCCAGCCTCAACAGCCAGCCGGCGGCGCACGTCGATAACCTTGTCGAAGATCGTCGCCTCGTTGCCGGCAGACCAAAATGAGTCAAAGTTGTTGGATGGAGGGTAGACCGTCGAAATAGTTATGGGTGTCGTGCTAATCTCCCAGACAGGGCCTTCTCCGTTGTTGAAGATGTTGCAGTCGATGGGTGTGATTTGGAAGTAACCGCGGCGGCTGGTGAGGGTGATGCTGGTCGGGTTTTGGACGACAGTAATTCCAAGCGCCTCCAGCCTTTGGACTAAGCTCCCAACACCCGGGAAGTTGACTTCGCGATCCTCATAGGTCGGATTGGTGCCATTTGGGTCGATGGTGTATCTGACTTGTGCACGTCCCCAGGTGAACACCAGGTCGCCGAGCTGCTGCCTAAAGTCGCCGGGGTCGGCGTAGGTCTGGGGGTACACCTGCCGGATGTCGTGCTGCACCGTAGGATCGATCTGGGCGCCCATCGTGTGGAGCCAGTCGAACATGATGAACGGGTTGGCCACGTTGTTGGCCTGGGCCGAGCGTTCCAGCGCCAGGAACGGCGAGGTGTTGGGTATCTGCCAGTTCGGCGGTCCCTCGGCGAAATACGGCACGTCCCCAGGGAAGTACGGGAAGAAATGGTAACAGAAGCCACCGTTAGGCCAGCGCGTGGCCCAGGTGCCGTCCTGGCGGCGTCGGAATGCTCGGACCTGCCCTGGGCCTACAAACTCCCTATCGCCACTGCCATCGGGTAGCTGTAGCAACACCTGCACGGTGGTGGTGCCGCAGTTGTGCACCCGCCAACAGTCGTAACGCTGGTAGGTGTTGAGGATACGAAAGACGGTCAGGCCCTCGATGGCGATCTCGGCGACAGCCAGCTTGTGCTTGTGGATCCGACCAGGAGGCAGTGTGGGGTCGGAAGGCCCGAGGCTGCCGCGGACATAGGACGTCATTCCTGAGCCGGCCTGAGGATCCCAGCCCAGATGCACGTCGTACTGGATGCCTGCCACCTCTCGGCGCAGCAGCTCGAAGCTGTAGTGGATTGATCCGACGTCGCAGGTAAACGTATCTCCTACGGTGCTGTGATGGTCGACGTAGACCTGGCCGCCGGACACGTCGAGGTACTTGTTCTCCAGCTTCGACAGGGCGATCTTGGCCGCCTGTTGGCTGTGCTCGTCGCGGTAGTAGCCGATGCCAGGGATGGACGGGTTAGGCACTCCTCCGTCGTCATGCAGGCGCATGGCCGTCTGTGGATCGTTCCGGTAGACATACCAGACGCCGTAAGGGAACGGCGCCGACCAGTGATCGAAAGGCTGGAATCTTGATTGAGCCCACAGCGGACCCATCTCATTCAACGCTGCCCGACATTTCGCGTCGAACCGGCTGTACAAGGTGTTCAGGTTGTAGGCCGTGAACATCTTGTCTTTCCTGTCGGTAGCGTAGGGCATGGGTCAGTAGAACCAAGACTCCTCGGAGGTCTGCACCGTTGTCGACATCACCGGGGTCTTTAGAGTCGTGCCGTTGGCGTTCTGCTCGACCCGTTGGCCAGGCCCGGCGATGAGCTGGGACCGTCGAACAGCCTCGATGAGCTGGTTAATGGCCCGGGCATGGTCTGCCTTTAGGCCGGTCTCGGCCAGTTTGGAGGGCAGTTGAATGGCCATGGCTGGTTAGATCTCGCAGAACTGGGCAAAGATCTTGACGGGGCTGTTGGAGGCCTTGACGTACATCGTCGCATCGACCCATGGGATCAGGATGAACTGCCCGGCAGGCACCTGAAACGAGTACGGTGAGGAAGGCCCGATAGAGACCGGGTTGACCAGGTCCAGGTTGACGACCAAAAGCCGGTAGGGCGTACCCAGGTCAGCGGTGAGGTCTAGAGTCTCGTCGCTTGTACCGACCACCTGGGTCTGCTGCCCCATGTCGGTGCCGGTCATGTTCGCTATCGCACTGTAAGACAGTGAGTTGATCACAGCGCCGCCTTTGCTGGCGTACAGCCGGGCTGACATCTCGACTTCGTTGGCCATAGGGTTGGTGGTTTAAACTTCGCAGAAGGTGGCCTGGACGGTCACCGATGAGGTGTTGGCCAGGAGATAGAGCGTGGCGCTGACATAGGGCATCAGCAGCGTCTCGCCGGCCGGGATTCGCATTGTGTAGGTGCCGGACACAAATCCCATCTCGACATAGTTGGTAGTGTCCAGATTCGAGATCAGGAGTTTGTAGGGGCTGGTCACGTCGACCGGGACATCGAGGGCCTCGACCGTCAGGCCGATGACCTGAGTCTGGCTGCCCATGTCGGTGCCGACCATAGTGCTGCTCTTGGTGTAGGTGACCGAGGGTAGGAAAGCGCCGTTTTTGGAGGCGTACAACCGGGCGGTTAATTGGATTTCGTCTGCCATGGTGTTAGTGGGTAGGTGTTAGAAGAACGGATAGATTAGTGTGTCGTAAGGTGCGAAAGTCCAGGCGATGACCTGCTCGACCTGGTTTGTTTTGGTTATCAGGCTGGTCGAGTAGTTTGTCTGTTTCCAGCCCCAGACTGTGCCGTAGGGGGCTAATATTTGCCCCGTGGCCGGATCGGTTGGAACTCTAGGAAGCATTCTCGTCACCGCAAATGGCAGGTTCCAATTTACAGCAAACGATTCTGGCGTGTAGACAGGCGGGATTCCGTTAGGAACTTGAGGCAGGCCTAGGTTGCCGGAGAAAGTGGCTATCCTGGTCAGACTGACTCGAGCAATCGGGAAGGTGTCCTGGCCTCGGTAGAGCATCTGCCAGACTTTGTTAGCCATCGGGAAGGTGGTTGGGTTGCCCAGGTTGGTCTCGCTCTGCGATAGAAGCTCACCGTTCTTTGCTGCGGTCTCGATGACCGTTTTGTAGAGGTTTGGATTACCTGTGGAGTTTGCCTCCTTGTCGACTGCCGGCAGAGCAAAAACCGACACATCGAGGTAGTCGGTGCGGAACTCGTAGCGGATGTCTGCTATTTCTCCAGGCTGCGGTGCCGACTGGTCTTGGATTGGTGTACCTGGGTCGAAGGAATTTCCTCCGATGGTGACGGTCGCTTCGGAATAAGGACCGTCCTCGCGGATGCTGTATTTGGCGCCCAGGGCCACCCATTGGGCTGATGCGATGCGGAGGGTGTCCTTGTCTCCGCGGAAAACTAACTGCACCACCCGGCCGTTGCCGTTGTTGTCGTAGGCGCGGCTGACCTCGATGTACTCGAAGTTATTTGGGTTTGGTAATCCTTGAAGCGTTGCCATGTTATTCGACAGCCTGAGCTGTTCTGCCGGTGTTTACTCGGATTGCACGGGTCTCGTTGGTCTGGATCTTGATTTGACCCACCAGGGTGTTAACCCATCCAGGAGGCGCTTCCGTTGAGAACATTGAGGTCTCGCGTTTAACTCTGCTGTCTATCGTGCCGATGGTGCCGCGCGGCATTGTCGATGCATCTAAACCTCCACCAACACCTTCAGATGGCCTAAGCGCTCCTCCAAAGCCAGTTCTCAAAAGTTCATTGTTTTTTCTATACTTTGTAAAAAGCTCGTTGGAAGCCTCTTGTGTATTTATAATTTCTTTAAAATCGCTTTCAAGTTGATCTCCAAGGTATGTGACTAAAGGTGTTGCAGCAACAGTACCACGTCTTTGTATCTCATCCATGCGGTCTGCTAATTTTCCAACCTGATCAATTTGTTCTTTAGAAATTACGTCGATTGGCCCCATCTCTTTTATCTTAGCCATTGCTCCGGCTGCCTTGAAGGCTTTCTCGCCTAGGATGGCTATCATGGCTGCCTGTGTCTGGGCGCTGCTGCCTGCATCCTTGTGCGCTTGGCCCATCCTAGAAATAAGATCGATGTTTGAAATGCTCGCATCGTTAAGTTCAGCGACTGAAAAGCCTAGTGTCTTGAAGTATTCCCGGGCTTTGCCTCCCTCCTCAATAGCCTTGAGGCGCTCCTGGCTGACCGCTGTGATCGACTTAGCCATAGCCTCGAAGGAAACACCCGTTTGGCCTGCCAGCACCTGGAGGCGCTGGACGTCGTCGGTGCTGATGTTAAGCTGCTCGGACAAGTCGCCGATGGCGTCGACTGTCTGAATCACCTTCGAGACAAAGGCGCCGATGGCAGCAACAGATAGCGCCGCACCGAGCTGAGATCCTACCGATTGCCGGAACTTGTCGGTCGTGCTCGAAGCCTTTTTTAAGCCGCTTTCGTAGGCCGAACCGTCGAGGCCGAGCTTTGCGATGAGTGAGAAAATGGCCATTTGTTAGTTCCTTACTGTCTCCCGTTCTTGACCCAGGCGCCAGAGGGCATCGTCCTTATCGTTCCACAGCTCGACCTGACCGTGCATTTCTGCATTGGTCAGAAAGAACCTTTCGGCATCGGTCACCGGCATATTGAGCACTGTCTCCTCTGTGAATCCAATGTCGACCAGGCCAACCAGCAGCCTTTCGGGCCAGGGCATGGCCGCCTCCCTGGATCCTGCACCCGGCTGCCGTAGAACTTCTGGGCAGTCGGATTTGTCGCCGATCCACTCCTGGAGGATTTGGCATTCCTTGACCAAGTCGGACTTGCTGACCTTCTTGCGCATCAGCCGGAGCGGCACCCACCGGAACACCGAGGCCATGGTTTTGATCGACTCCTCGGCGGATTGGCTGCACACGACAACAGCCTCGACCAGGTCGTTAGCGGTGGCCCGGCCTCCGTTGACGAAAGGCGATCCGAGGCGATGCAGCAGGATGGCGTGGCCGACAGTAAAGGGCACCATGCGGAGCCCGATTACCATCGGACAGGGCTTGGCTGTAGCGCTTAGGATGGCGGCCAGGCTGCTCACACGTTCAGGGCGACAGCGGCAGCGGTGGTCAGGTTCTTGAATCTCTTCACGGTGATCGAGACCATAGCCTTGCCGCTCTGGGTCATTTTGACCGAACCACCTCCGGCATAGATGAACCGGCCGCTGTTTAGCACGTCGGCTACACCCATCATCTTAATCACTGGAGCGCCGGTGATTGAAACCGTTCCATTGACCGGAGCCAGTGAACAGAAGGCCAGGGCGGCGGCTGCATTAGCGCCCGAGGGAATCAGATTCAGGTTAAGCGTCACCCGCTCATTGTAGCCGATGTGACCCACCACTTCTCCACCGCTGTTGCGAATCTCCTCGGTGTCGGCTTCGTGAGTCAGGTCGTAACTCTCAATCGACGCCAGGGCCGTGAATATAGGTGTCGAGTTATCGGTGTCTAACATGGTCACCGAAGCCGGTGAACCAAATTGGTATGCGAGTCCTTGTGAATTAGCCATGCGTGTGGGTGGTTAGGTGGTTGCGGAACAGTAGAGGGTGAATGTCCTGGTGAACGTCCTGGACCGATTAGAGATTGAGGATGCACCAAAGTCCAGAGGGGCGGCGAATTGCGCCGTAAAGGGGCCGCTGGGGTCGTTTGCTGCGGCATCGAGGGCAGAGGCCCCGGTGTCGTCGAAGAGCGGCAGGATCAGGTTGTCGAGCACCTGGACGGTGGTCAGCACAGCAGCCTCGTCGGTGTCGTCGGCCGAGAGCTGAAGCTCGACAGCGATCTCGATCTCACAGGTCAGATCGGTGCGCTGCATTGGCCTGGCCGAGTTGGTCGAGACAACCAAGCGCGGGAAGTTGGGCATGACGTCCTGGTCGTCGGGGTCGTCGTAGAGGCCGCGGCTGTAGGACGTGAGGCAGGTGGGCGTGCCGGCGCCGGAGGCCGACCAGTCGGCGGCCGCCAGGTAGTCAGCGACTGCGAGTTCAGCTCTTAGGGCAGCGGCGTTCATTTGATTGAGATTCCGTTGTCTTCGAGAACCTTGCCGTTAGCCAGGAGGGCCTCGGTCATGTGGTTGATCATCTCCGTCGTCTCGTCGTCCATGGCCTTCTGCATTGCCTCGTTGTAGATTTGCGCCACTCGGTTGTACTGGTTGTCGGCCACACCGGCGGTCATCACCACCGAGGTTGTCGGGTTGAAGCCTGGGACAGCCTGAAATCCTCGGGCCTTGGTGCCCTTGTGTGTGGCGACGTTCTCCTGGGGGAGGCCGTACTGGTTGGCCATCGATAGCAGGGCGGCGTTGGTCCTCTTCGGCGCCTTGTAGCCCGGGGGCTTAGATAGCGGCTTCCACTTGGCGCTCTGAAACTGGCTGAAGCCCTTGTTGTACACTCGGATCATCTTCACCACACCCGAGCGTAGATAACCGACCGACCCGATGGCCTTCCGCATCAGGGCCGAGGCTGCTGCCTTCATCTCTTCGCCATAGAGGCCGCGGCGACCGCCCTTGGCTTCCTTCGACTGAGCGATGAGATGCACCCGGCGAAGGATGCGGGACTTACCAACCCGCTTGCCGGTCTTCTTAGACTTGCGGTTGATGTCACCAACCGGCGTCCCAAGGTAGTCAGCGATCCTGCGGCGCTCCTGGCCCGGGCTCTTGGGCGGCACCAGGACGAACAGCCGGACCATCAAATAAAAGAACCGGCTGTTGATCGCCTTATGCAAATCGCGCGATGTCGTCAGCAGATACTGCTTCATTGCAAGGTCGAACTTGCCGCTGTCGACCGTCATGTTGACTCCGAATTTCACTTGGTCTTCGCCCCCAGCTCAAGGTTGTAGTAGCCACCGGAGGCATCCACACGGCAGGACAGGATGCGGAGGGTGCGTCCCTGGTAGACCAGAGTCCTACCGACCACCGGCCGAGGCTTGCAGAAGGTTAGGGCGATGCGGTCGCTGTTCTCCTGGAGGATGAACTGGCCGTCCTCCTTGAGCAGCCTGGAGAAAGTCGTCCCCTGGTCGAGCGTGTAGAGTGTGCTGTCCATCGAGACCAGGGTGCTGTCGCAGGTCTTCCAGTCGCTGAACATGACCAGGATCCTCGAGGTCACGTTGTCCTGAAACCCACCGGAGATGGGCACGTTGGCATCGTTGACGGCAGCCGGGATGCACCGGATCGACGTCCCCTGCCAGATGAACATCGGCGCCCCCAGCATTTGCTGGAGCACCGCCATGCCCTGCTGGAGACTGGATCCGATGGTGGTCATCAGGCGGTAAAGTAAGTGCCAGAGACTATCAGCCGGCTGGTGGCCTGGAGATGGGGGGCTAGGCTATCGGCGTCTCCGTTCTCAAAGTGCGACAGCTCAAGGTAGCTGGTGCCGGCGATTAGGCGAGCGATGATGGCGGTCTTGGCTTGGTTGGTGCCGTTAGTCAGCCACACCGCGGCGGCGGCCTCGTAGGTGACGGGGTCGGGCAGCGACAGCCGGAGGTTGCCCGTGGCGGATCCGGTCACCGAGTTGACGGTGACGTCCGCGGTGAAGGTAGTAACACATCCGATGGTGGTGTGTCGGGCGGTGTTGGTGGTGATGGCGAAGGTGCGGCCACCGCCGGAGTCGGTTAGCGTCGGCACCCAGGTCGTCGGTGTAACCAGCGGCAGGGCGGCATATAGCTCGTCGAAGTTGTCGTTTATCTTCTCGCCGGCGCCGCGGAGGGTGTCCCCGGTGTTGTCGTTGGCGATGGTGCCGATGTTGATCGTTTGCTGGGCCATAGTTTTATTCCTTAGGGAGAGCGTACCAACCTTCTGCGAGCGTTATACGGTTCCT